GTGTCGGTGCCCTGATCGACGCGGCGGAAGTCCACGGTGAGCGACCGCGCCAGCACTTCCACGCCCTTGTCGTTGACCCACTCGGGGAGCTCGACCTCGACCTCGTAGGCCAGGCCGTCGTCGGTGACCGACTCGATGGGGCTCGCGTCATTGGGCGGGTCTTCGCTATCGGCGTGCCACAGGTAGAAGTTCGGCGCGGTGTCGGCATCGCCACCATCGGCCATCAGCACCAGGCCGTCAGCCATCGGCGCGGTCCACTCCAGCCCCTCGACGGAGAAGCGGTGCCGCGACCAGACCGAGTCCTTGAGCATGAGCCGTTCGGTGCCCACCGATCCTGCCGCGACGAGCAGATCGGACGGGCCGGTGAGACGGGTCACGTTCAGGTTCGGCTGCACGCCGCCGTTGGGCGTGGGGACGAGATCGGTGCGGAGATGGTTGAGGTCGTTCAGCGTCGAGCCGTTGAACCAGCTCGGCCACGGCGCGGAGCGCGCCACCATCCAGACCGCCTGACCACCGATGACCGCGCCGTGCTGGGGCTCCTGCAACGGGGTCTGGCCCGAGAACACGTTGCGCACGTTGTAGGTCGTCTGGTCGTAGTCGTTGGTCGGCAGGTCGCCGGTGATGACCCACCATGAGCCGTCGTCTTTGGTCACCACGAGCTGGCCGCGCAGCACGAACAGGCCGGTGACCGCGCTGTTGTCCGAACCAACCGGTTCGTTGTAGTTGAACTCCCCGACCACGGGCCAGTCGTCGAGCCCTTCGCCGTCCGACCAGTAGATGCGCGAGGGGAAGGTCGGCCCGCCGCCGGTCACCAGGAACGAGCCCCACGACGTGACGCACCGGCCCGCCATTGGGCCAGCGGTGTTGCCGATCTTGGTGAGCACGTTCGTCGCGGTGACGAACTTGTAGATGCCGTCGTTGTAGTTGGTGATCCACACGACGCCGGCCTCGTCCCACCAGTGAAGGACGCGCACCGCGGGTGATGTGAACGTGCCCGACGCGGGGACCACGCTGGTCGCGAGCGCGTAGGGGTCGAAGGTGTAGAGGTTGACGCCCTGCACGTACCAGGCTTTGTCGGGGGCCTCGCCGCCATCGACCCATCCCATCCCGCTGATCTGGCCGGGCGACGCGCCGCTCAGCGCGTAGCGCACCAGGCCGCTGCGGGGGATGAGCGAGCCATCGACCGAGGCGACCAGGTTCAGGCCGTGCCACATGTTCTGCGGCAGCCGCCACGTCGGGAGCTGGCCCGCGTAGCCACCGGAGAAGTCCTCGAACGTGACGCTGCGATCGGGCATGGCCTAGAGCCAGCCGCCGGGGCGAACCCTGATCCTCTGCGCTCCGTTCTTGCGGGTGTGCTCATCGCGCAGGCGCTTGGACCACGCGACGTAGCGCGCCCAGAAGTCCTGACCCCTCGTGTCTCGAGTCGCGCCGAGCGCCATGCCGGCGACGAGCTCCACGAGCTGATCGTGGTACTCGGCGGGCATGAGCGGTTCGGCGGTGTCATCGGCCAGCGGGGGCTCGCCGGTCTTGTAGCGGTGCATCGCGGTCATCGCACCATCGGGGACCGGGCGCAGGCGCAGCTTGTTGTTCACGATGGCGTAGTGGCGCGGGTTGCCGCGCTGATCGGGGTAGGGGTACATCTCGTCGAGGCTCAGCGCGCTGATGTAGGTGAGCGGGCCGAGCTCTGCGCCTTGGCTCAGCGCGAGGTCGATGGTCTTGATCCAGCCTTCGCCGGGGTCGTAGTCGCCCACGTTCACCACGAGCGGGATCGACGCTTCGATGACGAGCCACGGCCAGTCGTAGTCGGCGGCGACGTGGCGCAGCGCGGCGTCGATGTGGCGGTTCACCATCCCCTGGGTGGCGAGCGGATCGGTCGGTTGCAGGCCGCTGATCTCATAGGTCCGGGTGCGGAGCTGGGCGCGGTTCACCAGATACCTCCCGGTGCGTCCTCGCCGTCGCGGCGCAGCGCGTGGTTGAAGCGGGGCTCGATCTCGTTCTCGAGCTTGTCGGTGAGCGCCTTGTCGCGCTCGGCCTCGACGGCGGCCTCGACCGCGTCCTGGGCGGCGAGCGCGTCGTGGCCGCGCCGGCCGTCGTGCTCGCACAGCCACACGATCCAGCGGCCCACGATGTCTCGGATCGACAGCGAGCCCGTCTCGATGATGCGGTTGATCGAGGTGTAGAAGCCCGTCGCCTCGTAGCGCACGAGCTCCCAGCTCGCACGGTCGGGACACGCGTACACGCGCAGGCGGTCATCGCCCTCCCAACCCAGCACGCTCTCGCCGTCCCACAGCGGGCGGAGCGCGGGGTCGGTGTCATCGACCAGGAACAGGTCCACGCCGCCGATGCGCAGGAAGATCGGCCAGACGTGCCCAAGGATGAGTTCTTCGCGAAGAGGCATCGGCTCTCATGCCGACGCGAGAACAGGTGCCCCCGCGGACCTGGGCACCTGTCTCACGACGGAGGTTGTCAGACTTCGAGCAGGTCGTCGATTCGGGCGAAGGCGGCGCGGGCGTCCACGTAGATCTCGTGGAGCCAGAACAACGTCGCCTCGTAGTTGAGCTTGTTGCTCACGCGAGCGAGCACCGCGCCGTCCTCATCGAGCCAGTCCGGTCCATCGCCCCACTCGGCCATGAACATGTGATCCAGGTTCAGGCCGAAGGCGTTGCCCTCGGGAACGTCGCGGTCACGCAGCAGCGTCGTGGTCTTGCCACCGCTGGTGATGTCGAGGCCCTTCACGCCGCCCTTCAAGTTCACGGTGTCGTTGAACCGCTTGAGGTTGGTGAGCGAGCTCCCGTACTTGCGGTAGACCCCGAAGGAGGTCATCAGCACGTCGATCTCTTCGCCGTACTCGATGGAGACGTTGTCCATCACGGACTGGAAGATGAGATCGGTTGGTGCCCGCGGCGTCCCGCCGTTGGTGTCATACGTGCTCGCCCACGCGGGCTGCGTGGCGGGATCGACACCGAAGACCGAGCCGGTGTTGGCGATGATCGTGCGGAACCCGGTCAGCTCACGCTGGGTCGAGTTCGCGGCGTCGCCGCCGTTGCCGGTGCGGAAGATGAAGTGGGCCGCGGTGGTGCTCACGGTCGCGCCGCTGATGGTGATGGTCTTGGCGGCCCGGTTGATCGCGGTGATCGTGCGGTTCTGCGCGATGGTGAACGGCGCGGCAAGCGTGCCGATGTCCACGGCCATGCCGACATCGAACTGGCGCATCTGCGTCAGCGTGGTGGTGGCGGCGAGCACGATCGTCGCCGAGGTCGTGGTGACACCGGCGGTCGCGATGACCCCGTTCGATGTCCCATACACCTGGCGATTGATGTCTCTGCGCATGTCCAAGACGATGCGCTTGGACTCCGACACGAACGGCGTCTCCTGCGCCGACTTCTGCGAGCGCATGGCGCGCATCGACTGCACGGTGATCTCGATGCGACCCTCGTTCGTGCGAAGCGGCACACGAGCCTTCACGTAGCCCTGGCGCGCCGCGTTCGGGCTGGACTCGTCTTCGAGTCGAGCGCCGACACCGGCGGAGCGGGAGACGTGCAACGAAAGGACAGCCTCTTGACCCTCGACGACATCGGTGCGTCGCTCGATCAGCTTCAAGGTGTCGCTGGACTGGTTCAGCTGCTCACGAATCTCGGGCAGCAGCACTTCGCGCAGGATCCCTGACGCGGTGGAAAGCAAAAATCCGGCCACTGGTGGCCCCTCCTATGGGCGTGGGTTCGATGGGTGACGACGCCTCGATCGGCCGGCGATCGTTCGTCTGTCCCTCGCCCACCAGGGGCCTGGGTCTTGCGCTTGCTGCTGCGGTGCCCACCAGGGGCGCTTTCGATGGTACGACGCGCGTCTAGGACTGCCGAACCCGCGGCATCTTCGGCGCGCCATGAACCTTTGCGAGCAGACCGCTCCAGGGGCCGGGCTCGTGGCGGCGAGCGTTCACGCCCCAGTTGGCCTGGGTCGGGTTGCCCTTGCTGCGGATGCCCGCGACCTCGAGCTGGTCGGGGGTCGCTTTGGAGAGTCGGCGGATCGACGTGGAGCTCAGGCCCGCATCGGTCAGCTGCTTGAGCGCGCCCCAGTTGGGCTGCTCAGCCGCGTTGGTGGATCGAGCCATCGGTGCCTCCTAGTTGATCTGCTCGCCGCCGATGCGCTCCCGCACCGCGGCGTTGATGCGCTGCCAGCGTTCTGAGTCGGACTGCTCGTGATCGCCGTTGCCCTCCATCATCGGCGGGGCCTGGCCCGTCGTCATCCCTCGCACCTGTTGCGCGCGCGCCTGGAGCTGCTGGTTGACCGCGCCCTGGGTCTGCTGCACGAGGATGTTGTGGGCCGCCTCCAGGTTGCCGCCGGTGTACTCGGCCATCTTCACCAGCTGTTGGAACTGGAGCCATTGCGTCGGGCCGCCGGGGTCATTGGGCGTGGCGTTGGGGTTGTAGCCGAGGCGGTTCGCCTCGCGGTTCCAGTGGCCGATGAGCTCGCTCGTCTGCGCGCGGTACTGCTGCTCGGCCTCCCACCGCTGCTGATCGGCAACCGTCCACGGCCGGCGCGGGTCGTTGGGGTCGAACTGCTGGGGGTTGAGCTCGGAGTCGTCGTTGATGAAGTCGCCCGAGATCGCCGCCTGGGCCTGGGCGCGCTGGTCGCGGATCATCTGGCCGGTGGACACCATCCACTCGGCGGCGGCATCGGGATCGACCGCGAGCGTGCGGGTGAACTGCAGGACGGTGTTCACGTCCTCTTCGGTCAGCCCGGCAAACCCCGCTTTGTACGGGGCGAGTGCTTCCTCGGCCTCGCGCGCGGCGACGCGCCGGTTGGCGGCCTCGGTGCGCAGCTGCTCGACGTACTCGCGGGGGAAGGTCTTTTGCCCGTACTCGAACGGGTCCACCATCGGGTCGGACTCGAAGGGCGGGGCCTCGGCGGGCGGCGGGGCTTGGGGCGGTTCGCCCGAGTACCCCGATGGGGGGGCAACAGGGGCAACCGGATCAACCGGTGCCTGATCGGACATCTACGTGACCTCCTGGGTCAATACTGCGGAGCGCGCTGGCTCGTCATCGGCTGGGCGGGTGAAGCAGGACGCGCGGGTGCGGCCGCGCCGGGCGAGGGCTTCGGTGGCGGGTTGTTGCCGCCGGGGCCGTGCAAGGTCTGCGCGGTCTGCGGCTGGGGCGCGTTGGGCTGGGTGCCACCTTGGGGCGGCGTCAGGCCGGGCACGCTCGCGAGCAGGTCTTGCAACGACTCGGGACCGGACGCCTGCGCCGCGCCGGCGAGCACCGGGCTCATCATCGCGAGTTGTTGCATCCGCAACGCTTCCTCGAGCGCCAGCTTCTCGTGCGCGAGGACGTGGTTGTCGAAGGTCGTGCGCAACGTCTCGTCCAGGTCGCGGTAGCGCGCCGATGCGCGGGCCGCGTTGTGCGACGCGATGTGGGTGCGATGGTCGTGCCAGAGCTCGGGGATCGGCACCATCTCGGCGTCGGTGAACATCTCGACGTTCTCGCGCTCCGCGAGGCCGAGCTGCGGGCTGGTGATGTCGTCCAGGTTCTCGATGCCGGGAACCTCGGCCAGCTTGGCGAACTGCTGCGGGGTCTGGATGAGCCCGATCTGCACCAGCTCCTTCGCGAGCTGGTAGGCCATCCCCGACGTGCGCGGCGCGACCGCTTCCAGCGGCACCATCGCCTCGGTCTGACCGTGCAAGTCCTTGCCCGACCACTTGATGCGCTGCGGCGGCAGCATCGAGCCGGTCCCGGCAGGCACCTTCGCGGTGCGCTCGTCTTGCACCTTGGCGGCGAGGGTCTGCAAGACGATGGTGGCGAAGCGGCCCCAGCCTTCCGACAGCACGCGCGCGGTGTAGGTGAGCGGCGAGTCGCCTTGCTCCGCGAGGAGAGCGAGCGCGCTTCCCGACGTGAGGCTGCCCGCGGGCGTGCCGCGCGCGATCGGGTAGTCACCGAGCACGGCGTCGATCTCGGCCTCGAACTGCGCGGGGAGGTTGAGCATCCACTGAGGCAGCGCGGCCCCCGACTCCCACGCGGGCTTCGCGCCGTTGTCGCCGGGCACGTAGGAGAGCGGTTCGCCGGGGTGATCGCTCAGCCAGTCGGGATTGATCGAGCCCTCGGGGTACATGAACTTGGGGACGCCCGCGTACTTCGCGTTCTCCAGCAGCGAGCTCGCGCCGTGGTTCACCGCGACCTGCGCGCTGATCGCATCGTCGAGCACGCTCTGTCCGGTCCAGCGATGAGGGTTGGGAATCTCGCGGCAGCACACCAGGTTCAGGCGGTCGGTGAACGGGAACTGCCACGGTCCCTGGGACACCACCGTCGAGCCCACCATGCACACGTACGCGCCCTCGGGGCGCAGCCAGTTGGGGCGCTCGTAATACTCCAGCACCAGGCAGAGGTTGGGCTGGCGGGCCGATCCCGACGTAGCCAGCAGGCGGGTCAGCGGGCTGGCCTTCGACGTGGCATCGGGCGCGGGCTTGTTGGGGAGCTGATATCGCTCCTGCACCTGCGCGGGCGGCAGGGCGCGGCCCATGATCCACCACCGCGCGCGCTCGGCGTCGGCGCAGCCGGGCTCGAAGGCCACCTGCGCGATCGACAGCAGGTGCTCGTGAGTGTCGCCCATGCCGATCTTGCGGCCGGTCTGAGGGTCATAGCCCAGCGTCTCGCCCGCCGAGTCGTCCCACTCCAGCGCCAGGATCGTGGCCCCGCCGCGGTAGTGCTCCCACACCTGATCGACGCGTAGGTCTTCCCAGCCGTGGCGGGTGCGGTAGTCCGCGAGCACGGCCTTGCCGACGTTCGCGCCCTTGATCGAGGCGTCGTCGGCGTCGTCGGGGATGATGTCGAAGACCATCGGCCGGCGACAGAGCTTGGCCGCGGAGCGCCGAACCGCCGGGCGGAGGCGGTTGACGCTCACGCGGAGACGGTCTTCGCCTTCCTCGGTGAGCCCGGTCAGCGCGATCTCGGCCTGGGCCTCGACGCTGTTCCACGAGAGCCATTGCTCGCCCAGCAGGAAGTTGGCGTTGATCTCGTAGTGGCGCATCTCGCCCAGGAGGTCTTGCTGGCCCTCGCGCCACAGCCGCTCGATGTAGCCCGGCGTCAGCTCGGGGTTGTCGGCCGCGCTGGTCGTCGGCCGGTCGCTGATGAACTCGTCCATCGTCGGCGCGAGCGATGGGTTGTCCTGCCCGTAGGGAGGCGGGAGCAGGGTCGGGCCTTGGTCGTATGTGCTCACTCAAGCCCCACAATCGGTTTGCGGTCGGGCACCACGTCATGCTCGCCGGTGTCCTCGTCCTGGTCGTAGAGCTTGGGCACGCCGTACATGAGCACGCGGCCCTGCGCGTCACGCTCGCGGTCGGGCTTGGTGACGGGCTGCGTGAACACAAGCGGCACCGGGTGATGGCTGGTCCACCAGGCCAGGCCGACACCCAGCAGTCCGACCGCGACCGCTTCGGTGATGAGCACGATCACCACGACCACGACGACATCGAGCACGCTCACTTGCGGCGGCCCTGCGCGAGTCGTTCGAGCTCGGCATCGGACGGCGGTTCGGCTTCGGTGGGCGGCGGCAGGCTCGCCATCGCCTTCGCTGCGCTCCGCTGCACCGCGGCCACGTTCGCGCTCAGCGGGTGAACGGGCTTGTCGGGCTCGGGGCCGACCAACATGGCCGGGATCGCTTCCTCCATCGCGTCATGCACGGCGCGCTGGAGCACGGTGTCAACGAGGGTCTTGTCCGCGAGCTGGACGCGCAGGCGCGCGATCTCTTCGTAGGCCATCTCGAGCTGGCCCTGCAACCGGGCGGCAACCTCGCCGGGGACCATCCCGACGAGGCCGCCCAGGTCTTTGACCGTGGATTCGAGCAGGCAAACCTCGCCCTCGGGGCGGACCAGCACGTCCTCGATCATCACGGCCGTACAGATGACGCGCTCGGGCCGGTACACCGTGCCCCAGCGGTCCTGATGGATCGGCTCGTACTCGGTGACGGTCTGGCCGCGCCCGCTGATGAGGTCGCCTTCCCGCGCCGCGTCGGCGGGGAAGGCGTCGAGCACCCTCACGACTTGGCCGCTGCTTCCTCAGACGTGTTGGCGGCACCTGAGCCCGGCCCGGTGGCGGCAACCACGTCGATGCGGTCCGCGCCTTCGGCCATCGCCTCGGGGTTGGCGGCGGCAGCTTCCTCGAAGATCGCCTTGGCCGCTTCCTTGGCGGGGTCGGCAACCTCGGGGCCTTCGGCGCGGATCTTGTCGTTGGGGTCGTCCTTGGAGATCGGAGCGTTCGGATCCTTGGGGACCGGCGACTTCTGATACCGCTCCTCGATCTCTTCCTCGGTCAGCGGGGTGCCGTCGAGCTGGGTCGGTGCCCCGCCCTTGGCTTCGGTGGTGGTCGGTTCGGTCTTTGCTTCGGCCATGACGCTCCTATGGGATTGGATCGGGCGGGGGTTCGGGCGGGGTGTAGAGCCCAACGGGCTCCACGATGATCTCGTCGGCGTCGCCCATGCTGAGCCAGTCCATGACTCGGACCTGTTGGGCGACGTAGGGGAGCTCGAAGGTGTGGGTGGGGCCGTCCCAGGTGATCTCGCCCACGGTCTGCGTGCGCTTGTCGGGAGTGATCGCGATGAACGAGGCGCGGTGGCCCCCCTCGCCCGCGTCGCTGATGAGCACGACCGTGCCGTTGTCGCCGGCGTTGCGGTCGGCCTTCACGACGACGGTGCGCCCCTCTCGGGGTGCAGCTTCCTTGGTCTTGGCCATGTGTCTCCTATGTCCAGTAGCCGGTGGGTCGGCGGGCCTTGCGCTCACGCTCCCGCTGGCGGATGTAGCGACGGCGGCGGCTCACGTCAGGATGCACGCCGGGCTCCTTGTTGGTCACGCGGAACGTGGCGACGGCCCGCGACAGTTCTCGCGCCGCGTAGCTGGTCACGTCCACCTGGTCATCGTGGCCCACTTCGCCCTCGGGCGGGGGGAACGCCACCAGCTCGTCCACGTAGGAGTCGTCGGGACCGGCATAGGCCCATCGCTCGTGCTCGGGGAGCCACAGCCGGCCGTCGTGCGCGATGACGCTCGCGGGGATGGCGCGGGTCACCTTGTCGATGTCGGCGTTGACCGGACGCAACGTCAGCTCGGGGAGCGAACGCGTCATCTGCTTGACCAGCTCGGAGGCGTAGATCGACTTCTCCAGCGCCGCCCACTGGAGGTTCCAGCGGCCGTGCAGCCCGGCGAGCATCTGGAAGTGCTGGCGCTCGGTGATCTTGGCCCGGCGGCGGTCGAGCAGGATCAGGTCGGCCCGCTCGGTCACGGCCCACGCCGCCATCACGGTGTAGTCCTTGGAGGTCTTGAGCTTCGCGGCGAGGTCGATGGAGGCGAACCGCACGCACTCGTCGGGGTCGTACAGCCGCCCGTCGAGGCTGATGCGCCGACCTTCCTCCACGTCCACGAAGCGCCAGTGGCGGAACCCTGACGAGTCGAAGATCAGCCCTTGCTCGTCGTCGAGCAGCACGCCTTCGATCTCCTGGAGCGCGAAGGGCGTATCGGTGCCGTAGAGCTCGTGCAGGTTGTCCACGAATT